CAGCGAACCCTCCTAGATCATGGAGTCGCAAATTTCCTAAATCTCATAAATGATAATCATCACAAATACTCTGTAATTTTTTCAGTTTTGCTTTGTACTCAACCTCGATCGCTTGGTAGTCCTCGCGGCGGTATCTCTTTGGCTCATGCGTGCCTTCTAACCACTCGACGCGCTCAAGGCCTATTTTGGCTATCAGCGCCGGTCGGTAGGCTGTCAGATTTCCGGACAGATGCGAGTTGCAAGGGGCGCATTGTAGGTGGCAGTTGTCAGGCTCGAATCGCAGCTCTGGATTGCTTCCTGCTGGGCGGTAGTGGCCAGCATGGTTCTGGCCTTGGTGATGGCGGCCGCAGCTAATGCACGGCTGCCCTCCATCCCTAGCGCGAACCCAGGCATTGAACGAGGCTTGCGCCTTCTTCATCCAGTACCCTGTCGGTTTCACGTCAAGCTTTCGCTGGCGTGACTCCGACCTTGCTTTGCGCTCTCGAACCTTGGCTGACCTCTCCCGTGCAAACTCTATCGCGTGAGCGTGACAGCAGAACCAACCAGCAGGAACCTTAACCCCTGATTCTGCTGGCTTGTACTCTGCGCATTGCTTGCACTTTCGGGTGCTATTCGCCATCTTTCTTATCCTGCTGGATATCCATGCTGGCGACCATAGAGCCAAGGTCTAGGAATGTGAAATATCCACCATCATTTGGCCTCCACCCCATAGTGTCTATGTGAATTACATTCCATAGAGCAACTGGCTTCCTCAGTGGTGTGTGGCCAACTACCAGAGCGCGAATCCCATCAACACCCGACTGATCGCTGGTCTCTATGCGCTTGCGAGACCACATGCACGCATTCATAACTAGCTTTAAGTCTTTGCCACTTGAGTGTCCAGATAATGCCTGCCGAAGTTGATCCCATGAAGGGTATGGGCAATCTGCATGAACAAGACCAACCAATCCCTCATCAGTATCAATCTCGATAGCAACTGGAAGATCCCTAAATCTTGCCGCAAAATCACCCTTCTCAAAATCAGTAAGAGATGAAAACCACACTCCTCCATTTTGAATCCAGTTTCCAATATCGCACGTGTCATGACGACACACGTAATCATCGTGATTGCCACGCACTGGATGGAACCACGGCTTATCCAGCCAGGCCAGCACCTGCTCACACTCCGGGCCACGGTCAACCAAGTCCCCCACAGAGAACAGCCGATCGCATTCAGGGTTGAATCCAAGGCGGTCCAATGCTTCCTGCAGCCTGGTGAAATGGCCATGGATATCTCCAACGGCAAAATCACGGCCAGCAGTATTGATTGTGAAGTGCTTTATCATCTTTAAATTATTCATGATCGCTACCCATCAGTTTCTTTGCTTCATGCTTGGCCAGCTCACCAGCCATCCACTCAACTCCTTTCGGTGTGAACTTGGCCTGTGAGTAGGCGTGTGAGCTATCACCATGCTCTGCCATTCCAGCCTTAACCACGAACCGACCGGCGTCGATGTGATCGGCGTACGGGGGCATAACCCCAGCCAGCCGATACATAACCTTGTTGCCGATCAAGAACTCGCGCAGATCTGTCTCTTTTACCTTGAGCAGCTTTGCTACTTGGCGGAATCCGAGATTGCCGGTTGACTCGACATAGCGATCTACGAACTCAGCCTTTGGCGCGGCAATGGCAAGTTGCGCCTGTGATTGCTCAAGCTCCATTGCCAGGCGGCCTGCCTCAAGCAGTGCGGCGGCGTAGGTTTGCGGCACTTGTGGCTTTTGCATGGCCTTCAGCTTATCCAGAACATTGCGGCGCACGGACTTTGACTCCCTCATCCCAACCAGCATCATCTGGTCAAGCGTAAGATCGTAATATGCGCTCTCAGTTTGGTTGCTATTTAACCGGAATTTTTTTCCGGTTTCGTCCAAGTCCAGCTCATCCTGAACCTTTAGCAGAAACTTGCGTGGCTCATGTACTGACTCACCTGCATTTGAGCGCTCATTGTTAACAATCTCAAGCAACTCTAGGCTGCTCATGGTCATTTCGGATGACATTGCGATCAGGTTATTCATAGCTAACCCCTGCATCATCTAGGCTATCAATAATATTCAACCGATAACTATCCTGCTCTTCGTTGCAGCATCGCGGCATTTGAACGCACAGCGTGGCGCGTGATTCCTGCCAAGACTCCCACGCAAGCTGGACTCTAGGGTGGCCGTAAGCTCCTTCAATAATGATTCCGCAGTTTGTTTCAGCTGGTTTAAGCGTGTAACCGCGCTTGCAGCACCAAGCCTCAAACTCTTCCCGCATCTTGTCCATGTAAATCTCCAGAAATAAAAAACCCCACAAGTGGCTGGTGCAAGCAGCCAATTGCGGGGTTAGGTTTTGCAACCTTTGGTCTGTATCCATCTTGCACATGGCAGACCAAAGGCAACTGGTATGAATCCTATCTCAAACCCTGCCATCCTGCAACCTAAGCATAAATGATTTTATGAGCAGAGGACTCAGGCCGTTATTTCTCGCCTCTCGATTTACGGCCTCAGAAACGCGCCGTGCGCATTCGGCCTCATTGCCGCGCCTATGCCATTCCATCTTGCCCAGCTCTGCAACCAACCTCTTCGCAAGCAGCCTGGCGGCGATCCGATCTTGTTCGGTGAGTGGCTTCATGCCCCACCCCATACGTTCAGTGCCACCAGGAATGACACCGAACCAAAAACAAAAATAAATGCAGCGCCAATTATCACCTTCATAATCCCAACTCCTCCTTCCTGAGTCTGTCGTACTCACACTCTTCGGGGATTGTCAGCAGCAGCCCGTAGTTCAGCGCCCAGTGATATACCATATCCAGGTACAACTTGAACTCCCCAACATCCAGCCCTGAAGTTCCGCGCAGGGTACTACGCCTCGTTGAAACCCCGGTGATCACGTCAGTATCCATCACATCTTCGTGACCAAGGTACGTGTGGCACATCGCATCGTGAACCCATTGCACGGTGGCGAAATCCTTTCCTTTCGATTTAAGCCAGTCACTAATCTCTCGATACCACATCCACGAAAGGCTGTTCTGACTCAAGCTCCTGGATTTCTTCCCGGACAGCTTTACCTGGACAGGCCCATCAGCCAGCATCGCCGTTACCTTGGCGATAAGCTCCTGAGTGTCGAGCCCGTCGATGATGGTTATCGTTGTCATTGCTCCACCTTGAAGTGCCACAGGTATCCGGCGCTTTCCCTTTCACCCTTGCAGGCTGCGTATGCTGTCTGATAGTTGAACCCAGCATTCACAACCTCGCGCCTTCCGCAGAACTCGTACCGCTCACCACGAGACCCTTCCATGTTGCTTACGGCCACCATGACTCGCCGCTTGTTCTGGCGCAGGACTATTCCAAATCGACGCGCCCGCTTTGCGTAACCGCTAATTGTCCCGAGAGAGATCCCGAACTCATCAGCGCAAGCCTGCAAGCCCTTGCCGGATTCCAGCGCTTCGTATATCTGCTTTCCTCTCGGGCTTACCCAGGTTCCGCAAAACTCGAGATACCCTGGTTTTCTTGCGTGCTTGCTCATGGCTTCACCATGTATTTTCTAACGGTGCTGCGCTGGCACTTCAGGATTTCAGCCGCCAGGGTAACGTTGTTGTTGGTTTGCATGACTTGACTGACAGCCTCCATGTAAGCCTCTGTTAGCATTTCCTTTGCCGTACTGTTACCAACGTCTAGGCATACCACGTCAAATGGTTTGTAGGTGCGATTGCTTGCGTCATTAAGCCATTTGCGCATTGTCCACCTGTTTATCTGAAGCAGCTCACTGGCGGCGGTCTGGTTTCCGTGACAAGCAATCAGCGCGGTATTGATTGCCGTCTGCATGACATCAGCCTTGATGTCGTCCAGCGTCGCGCCATCAGCCAAGCGCATCTCGATATGCTTTTTCATTCCATCTCCTTGCCAATCTGAGCCGCTGCGCGGGTGATTGCGCGGCGGGTTCTATCAAGCCGCTCGCTTTCGTCATCAAATATTTCGCTTAGGCCGATATGGGTCTCGTCGTTGAATACTGTTCTGGCGTAAACGAAACTCTTCATGCCAATCGCGTCATGGCTTACGTCGATGCATAACTTCACAGCCAGCCGCAGCGCCTGCCCGTCATCATCAAGAGGGCGCCACTCTTCACGCCCTGTTTCAGGGTCGTCGTAGTAATATGCGCCGGCGCTTCTTCTCCACTCAATTTCAACTCCAGCCGCCTTAGCCGCCAACTCTAACATTTCACGATCTGTCATTTTGCCACCTTCTCCCACGTGTACCCTGCGTAACTGCTGATTGTCCCGTTTACTGCCTTGCTCACCATGCTGGATGGAAATCCTTCCTCGTGCGCATGACTGAGTGATCTAAACCTCACCACCCCTAGCGTTTCGCTGGTTCCGACATGCTCGTAAGACTCCGGCTCATAGGGTGGAAGCAAACCCTTCTTGCGCATCGTCGCAACAAGGCTCCTGAGTGACGATACAAGCATTCCTGTGCGCCTAGCCATGTCATCGTATTGGATTGACTCTCCAATGCTGTCTATGAGCATCTGGCGAGCTATATCGGTCTTTGTGCAACCCTTCTTGCGTGGAGTTGGTATCAATCCAGCAGCCCGCATCCGATAGGTGATTACTCTCACTGCCACACTATCAAGACCTGTTGCAATCTCGATCTCCTTGTAGCGGCCTGTTGGGTCAACCATCTTTGCGATCATGCCTCTGGCAATTGCTGTTGCTTGTCCGCGCTCCATATCACCCCCTGTTGATTGCCATAACCTGCGGAGGACGAACTATCTCGCCGGTTGCCATAGCTTGCACTCCGCGACCGTTGAACATCAGGCCGTCACCGCCCCAAATTCCTGGCGATACCTTAGTGAGTGGACCTCCAAGGTCAGACTCAGGCTGCCCCGTGAATCCAACTATCACCACATTTCCAAGCGGATCGAAGTCGTTCCCCATGAATGCTTGCTTACTGCCCATTATCTTTCCTCCACTTCGTAACGCCTAGCGCCAACTTATCCAGCGCAACCGGCCCGGCCTGCTTAACTTCGCTCATCTCGATACGACCAGGAAGCGAGCTTGGTAGCGCCTCTAGAGGTGTCCGCTCGAATGCTTCGTACATCCGGATGAACTCCTTTCGCTTCCACTCCATCTTGCTGGTTTCGGTTTGGCAGATGGATTGCCACCCGCCCATTGCCTTCACGGTTGCCAGCGCCTGCTTGTCTTCCAGCTTCAGCGTTCCGTAGCTGCCAATGCGGCGAATGTCTCGCTCGATGCAGGCCCAGGCTATGGCAGCCCGGTCTTCAATGGCTGCATCCTGCTGCTTAGTGGTTCCAGTCATCTGCTTGATTAGGTCGGCAGGCTTAGGAAAGAACTGGCCGCTATCAGGATTCTGCATGTGGGCCATCATGGCCTCCTGAACCTGCTCGATACTGACGTTTGCCAGGGCGGAGAAGTAGATTGCCGCCATTGGCTTAGTAACCTCTCTCCCGTACACCTCGCCAGCCGCCATCATCAAATCAAAAAACGCTCGCTTATCTTCATTCTTCATTCAGCCACCCCGCTAGGTTCTGCGCATTCTTGCGCGATATTGCACTCAGGCCAGCCAGTGGGCCTTGCGTTGCCTTGGCTGCCGTCAGGTAGCCGTTGAACTTCCCAGCCTGAAACAGCGTCTCTGGGCGTAGGTACTGAGCCATCTTCGGGTCATGCAGCCACTCGCCAACTTTGAACCGAACTACCGCCATCAGGTCATCAACACTGTGCCCATCACTCAGCCTTCCGCTGATGTTGCTTGCGTGGCTCTTGGTGCTGGCCTTGTACTTTGAGCCAGTCATCGAGTTCAGAAGGTCGATTACCTGTTTCACCCTGTCGTCGATAACCGCAGGTTTCGACATGGGATCTTTATTCTTTTCTCTTATCTCTTCTTGTCTAATCTGATCTAATCTAATCTTATCTTGCATGACAAAATCAGGATTTTGCTTGATTACGTCATGACTCTCATCTTCTTTTGTGTCTTGAATTGCAACAACTCCCCCTGATTTGCTTTTAAGGCCGTTTATTATTGCTCTCATTGCTGGGTTGCTAGTCATTGACTGGTCAAGCCTCTTTGCAAGCTTCATGCAGGTGACAACACCATCAGCGTTTTCAAAGAGGCCAACGGTGACAAAGTACCGCATCATCTCCTCAACCTTCTGCGCTGTGCTTCCCGTGTTTCTTGCGATTATTCTCGCGTCATGCTCAAGGCTAAATGTGATGTTGTCAGCCTCTACGTTTCCAGCTATCAGCTCTATGCAGTACCAGTAAAGCCCGTAGCCCTCTAGGCCATAGTCGAGCAAAACATTCTGAAGCTTGCTGTCTGCGCTTGCGTTAGCGTCATGCTTGAACCACTTCATTTGATTCTCGCCCCCTTTGAGCTATTGCACGATCTGCACATGGTTTGAAGGTTTGATATTGAATTCGTGCCGCCTTTTGATTGCGGATGCATGTGGTCTATAGTTAGATCAGAGTCTGTTCCGCATGAGATGCACTTATACCCATCACGCTTAAAAACATCCCACCTAACCTTCCCGCTTATGCTTGTGCAAGGAGCGAATTTTGCTGATCTCGCCCCCACCTCTCCTGCCCTCCGTGCCAGCTCTCATAGGCATCAGCAACAACGCTCGCGCACCCATCACAAACGCATACACCGTAACAGCCTAGATTTTTTATTATCTCCTCATCGTTAAGCGGGTTGCTGCACAGCTTGCACTCGCTCATTTTGCATCCTCCCCCAGCGCCACCAGCTCGGACACCTTCATGCCCAGGGCGTCAGCGGCTCGCTTCATTGTGTCGGTTGTTGCGCTACTTGCTCTGCACATTGAATAGACAGTCTCAACAGACAAGCCCATGCAATCTGCCAGTTCTTTTTTTGTTTTTTCCTTCATTGCTAGCGCTACCAGCAAGGCTTTACCAGTGTTCATTACTTCCCCTCCAATGTGTTGTCATCATAAAAGGCCGACCATCCGGCACTTTAGGATGAGGCCCCGCAGAGCCCCACATTTACTATCCATATTGTTAAAGAGCGCGGCACGTTCGCCGTTGATGTAGCCAACTTTAATGATGACGACTGTCACTGTCAATGGGTTTTTTATCACAAAAACCTTTAATATGTTCTTGACCTCCCCCTCCATCATGCTAAGATTCATCCCATCAACGGCAAGCGCCGAGCTCTTTAACAATCAGGTGAATAGGTAAGGTGGGCAAGTGCCACCATTTACCCCACAGGGTCGGGATCCGGTCTTGTGGAGTGAATAACAAACGGGAGATAAGCATGAAAGACTACGTTAACGCACCTAAGCCGACACAGGCTCCGTGGTGGATGGCGCACAGCCAGGAGATTAAGTTCTGGTCGCTGATTGCGACGATGATTCTTGTTGGGGGTTTGGCATGAGCAACCGCAAGTCGCAGTTCCAGCAAGACTGGTTAGCCGACAACTGGGACAGGTTCGTGGCTGAAGGTATCGAGGATTCACATGGCCGGTTGCTGACAGTATCCGACGCGCTTGAGCTAACCAAGCTGGAAGGAGACCAGATTGACGCAGCATTTCGCCTGGGAGCCTGCGCCACTCACGAAGCTATCGAGATTATCGCCAAGGCATTCCTGCTGGATGTGGCAGTGGGTACGCTGTGGGATGAGCATTTGGCAGCAGAAGAGGAAATGGGCCGCCAGATGCTTTGGGACCTGGCTGAGCAAGCATTTGAAAATCACGATTTGAAGGAGTCGGCGCGATGAGTGGGTTTGATGTTGTTGGTTTTGTTGGAAGTCAGGTTGGCCTGTTTAATCAGGCCCTTTCTGACCAGTCGATAACGTGGCAGAAAGAACAGCAGTTCGCCATTCAGGCATTTCAGAAGAATGATTACCTTGCCAAGGTGGCAATGGCAAACCCTAGCAGTGCGCAGAATGCGATCATCAACGTGGCTGCCATTGGCATCACGCTGAACCCTTCGGCAAAGCTGGCCTACTTGGTGCCTCGCGATGGCGGCGTGCATCTTGACATCAGCTACATGGGCTTGCTTCACCTTGCTCAGGTGTCTGGGGCTATTCAGTGGGGTCAGTGCAAGCTGGTTTGCGCCAATGACACCTACGAGTCGAACGGCCTTGATAGCGCACCAACCCACAAATACAATGCCTTCGGAGACCGAGGCTCCGTTGTCGGCGGGTACTGCACTGTAAAAACCGCGCAGGGTGACTACCTGACTGAGGAAATGAGCGTTGATGAGATCAATGCCATCATGCAGCGAAGCCAGAGCTTCAAGTCAGGTAAGTCGTCGCCATGGAAAACTGATTGGTCTGAGATGGCGCGCAAGACTATCGTCAAGCGTGGCTCCAAATACTGGCCTCGCTGTGAGCGTCTTGATAACGCCATTCATCACCTGAACACTGATGGTGCAGAGGGACTAGCTGATGACTCGTCCGTGCAGAAAGAAATAATCATAAACCCTATCGAGTCGATAAAGGCGGCCATATCAAGCAAAGGTCGCACAGAAGAGCAGTTTTTTGCGTGGTTCAGTAGCGCCCGAAAGCTTCCAGAGCCAATCCATTCATTCGATGTGATGACCGAGGAAGAGTTGCAGTGGGCAGCCCGCAAGATGGAGGCTACCAAGTGATCTACACCAACTCAATCACCGGCGTGAATACGTTCAAGATCGCACAAGGTACGGATGAATGGTTGCGCCATCGAGCTGGGTGCATCACCGCGTCGCGGATTAGCGATGTACTGATGCGAGATAGGCAGGCGCCATTTCCTGATGATCTTGAGATCGAGGCGCTTGATAAGCGCGGCGAGAATCGAGTTGTTTTCGCTGGGAAAGAGTTCATAGGCACAAAGGCAAAGTGCATCGAATTTGTTCGAGGAATGCTTCCAATGATTACGCCAGACGGCAAGTCTGGCTACATGAATGAGTTGATCGCTCAAGTTTGCACTGGGTTAATTCAGGAGTCTGTTAAGTTCAAGCAAGCAGAGTATGGTCACGAGCATGAGCCTCTAGCGCGTGAGGCCTACGAGGCTCGAGAGTTTGAAGTGGTTGAGACGTGTGGCTTAGTCTACCGGGATGCAACCATGCGCTGCGCTGTGAGCCCTGACGGGCTTACCGATGACAGAGGGATCGAGATTAAGTGCCCGTTCACCAGTGCGGTTCATGTCGATACGCTAATCAACGGAAAGATAAAGCCCGAGTATCATGCCCAATATCAATTTGGGATGTGGGTAACTGGCCTAAAGCGTTGGGACTTCGTATCGTTCGACCCGCGAATGAGAGGTCGGCCAGAGAATCGCCTGGTTGTGATCCCGCAGTATCGTGATGAGGAAGTAATGGCGCGATTTGATGAAGAAATTCCGAAGTTTTGCGCGGAAATGGACGAGGCGCTTGAGCGTCTTGGTTTTAAGTTTGGTCAACAGTGGGAGAAGATTTAATGGGTATCAATGTTTTCACAGCGTCAGGCCGTTGCGGACAGGACATGGAAGTAAAGTACACAAGCAACGGAAAGGCAATCGGCCAATTCAACCTGCCAGTTGAGACCGGATATGGCGACAACAAAAAAACCAGCTGGGTCACATGCAAGGTATTTGGCGAGCGAGCAGAGAAGCTGGCTCAGTACGTCACCAAGGGCTCTCCGGTGACAGTTACAGGCGCATTCCAGCTCGATGAGTGGGAGAAGGACGGCGTTAAACACTCGCGCCCGTGCATCCTGGTGAATGACATTCAGCTGCCACCGCAGCAGCAAGGCGGCCAGCAAGCACCACAAGGCCAGCAGCAACAGCAGCGGCAGCCACAACAACAACAGGCTCCGCAGAATAACGGATACCAGCAAGCTAGAAGCCAGCCAGTTCAGCAGCAACAGGCTCCGCAATACAACGAACCGCCGATGGACTTTGACGACGCCATCCCGTTTTAGGGCTGGATTTTTTAAAATGTAAAGCGGCTCGCGGTGTTCAACCGGTAGCCATGCAACAGAACGCAAAATAATACACAAAGCGCCTTGCTATTTATTGCGGGGCGTTTTACATTGAGGGGGTCAACAACGCAGGAGATAGAGTGATGAGGAATGCAGATTTGCCAGCAATGCCAGTTGAGCTTAGCGGGTTCGGATTGTATGAGCCGATTGCTTACACAGGGCTAACCAAGCGCGAGATGATGGCAATGCACATGATGGCAGCCAGAATTTCGATACATGGAGCACCAGACGATGAATTCGACGCAAAGCGGGCTGTTGCAGCCACCGACGCACTCCTTGCCAAACTGGAGAAATCACAATGAAAACCTACCGCATCAGCGGCACCAACCGCCGCACCGGGAGATTTGAAACCGCCAACGTGCAGGGCGCAACGCCGGAGCAGGCTCGCCAACTTATGGGTATGACCCACTGCCGCATGGTGGTGTTGGATAAGCGCGGGGTGGAGCTGTGAGCCAATTTGTTGAAGTGAAGACCGCCGAACTGGTTGGACCTGCGCTGGATTGGGCAATGGCAGACGCCGAAGGGCTTAAAAATAAGCGGGTAGTTGATAACAGCCTAGGTGGCAAGGTCGTACTCATCGTCAATGATGGTCAGCGCAAACCGCTCAGCTCTGGCAGGCGTTACTCCAAGGTTGAGACCACTTGGGGCTGGTTTGGCCTTGTAAAGGAAATGCGCGAAATCGTACTAGGTTGGGCATACGAACCAACGCTGTGCTGGGCCAATCTGCGCGAATACTTGGTTAGTTTGACAGCCCCACAAGCTGAAGGTGAAGAATGGACAGCGCACATTTCTGGCGTGTCAATGCGCGGAGATGACATTGGTCCGGCCGTATGCCGCGCCATCGTTGCCGCCAAACTGGGCGACGTGGTGAAGGTGCCTGTGGAGCTGGTGGGGGTGGCGGCATGACCTTCGAACTACGCCCATCCA